TCTCATCCCTACCAAAGATCCTAACTTCGTTGCCTTTGGTAACTACAATGATATCAAGCGTATCATCAAGTCTGGTCTGTTTTATCCTACCTTTATCACTGGTTTGTCAGGAAATGGTAAGACTCACACTGTTGAACAAGCGTGTGCTGCTTCAAATAAGGAGTTGATTCGCGTCAATATCACCATTGAAACCGACGAGGATGATCTTATTGGTGGTTTCCGTCTTGTTAATGGCGAAACTGTTTGGCATAATGGTCCTGTCATCGAAGCTCTGGAACGTGGAGCTGTACTTCTTCTAGACGAAGTTGACCTAGCATCCAACAAAATCCTGTGTCTGCAGTCTATTCTTGAGGGTAAGGGAGTCTTCTTGAAGAAGATTGGCAAGTTTGTACAACCTGTCAAGGGATTCAACGTGTTTGCAACTGCCAATACAAAAGGTAAGGGATCTGATGATGGTCGCTTTATCGGCACTAACGTGCTGAATGAGGCATTCCTGGAGCGATTCTGTGTAACCTTTGAGCAAGCATATCCAACCCCTTCATCTGAGGCAAAGATCCTTGCTAAGGTTGCTGCTAGCATTGGTGTCAATGATGATAACTTTATCTCCCGTCTGGTTGATTGGGCAGATATCATCCGTAAGACATTCTATGATGGTGGTATTGAGGAGGTCATCTCTACCCGTCGTCTATTGCACATCGTCAATGCTTATGTCATCTTTGGCGACAAGGCAAAGGCAATTCAAGTCTGCATCAACCGATTTGATGAAGAAACTAAGTCAGCATTCCTAGAACTGTATGACAAAGTTGATGTTGATTTTGTAATGCCATCTGAGGAATTAGTGGACAACATCACTGAACAGTGATATAATACTGGGAGGTAAACATTGCCTTCCTTGGTTATGATTGAACATTCTAAACATTACTACGAGTATGATCGTAATGACATTGACAGACCAAATCCATTTAATGATGGACCTGAATATGGATATGAGTATACACCTTTGAATAAAAAAACTAAAGATAAAATTGACCCCTCTATTGATATTGATCTAAATTTAAATCAATTATCTGCAAATGGATTTTGGAGGTATGAAGAAGACCTTACTATGAAGGAGGTTAGAGAATACCTATCATCAACGTATAGTTCTTACTATACCTCCAAGGAATCCAAGACCCAGACTCTCGACTTAATTGATAGTATTGGTGACGCAGAAGCATTCTGTCGCTCAAATGCAATCAAATACCTGTCACGGTTTGGTAAAAAAAATGGCAAGTCCAAACTTGACATCATCAAAGCAATACATTATTGTATCCTACTCTACCACTTCTCTGGACTACACAATGACCCCAAAGGCAATCGATATGAGACTTTCTGATAAAACCCTGTCCCTGCTTAAAAACTTTTCCTCCATCAATCAATCTATACTCTTTAAGGAGGGTAACAAACTCCGCACTATCAGTGTGATGAAGAATATTCTTGCAGAGGCAGAGATTGATGAGGAGTTTCCAAAAGACTTTGGTATCTATGATCTGACACAGTTCCTTAATGGACTGTCTCTCCACCAGAGTCCTGAACTTAACTTTGACAATGAGAGTTTTGTTCACATCAGTGAAGGCAAGATGCGATCCAAATACTTCTTTGCTGACCCTGCTGTGATTGTCACACCTCCTGATAAGCAAATTGCTCTGCCTAGCACAGAGGTGAGTTTTGAACTCAATACCCAACAACTGGACCGTTTGCTCAAGGCAGCAGCAGTTTATCAACTGCCTGATATGTCTGTCATTGGTGAAGCAGGTGTGGTAAAATTGATTGTATGGGACAAGAAGAACGACACCTCCAACACCTTTGCTGTTGTTGTAGGTGAAACCGACTCCGAGTTCATATTCAACTTTAAGGTCGAGAACATTAAGATCCTCCCCGGTGCTTATGATGTTACTATCTCTAAGAAACTGTTATCAGAGTTCAATAGCAAGGATCGCACTCTCAAGTATTACATTGCCTTGGAACCGGACTCCAAACTGGATTGATGTTTCTATGAGAGTAATAGGTAGTGGTCTTGTAATCATTGCTTATTTTATTATCCTCCACGTAAATATAACTATCGGTGTTACTGTCCAAATGATTGGAGACAGTATATCGATTCCTTACTTTATAAGGACAAAATCCTGGGATGTTGTTACTATGATAACATTTCTACTAGTAATCTCTCTATCACATTTATTATGAACATCTTTGTGACTGACCCTAGTCCATACAAGTCTGCTATGGTTCTCCCTGACAAGCACATTGTCAAGATGCCCCTAGAGACCTGTCAGATGCTTGCTATTGTATGCTCTGACAAATGGGGACATAACTTTGGTACTCTTCCCAGAGCAGATGGCACTCCCTATGCTACTGAGAAGGGTGCTTTTCGTAATCATCCCTGCACCAAGTGGGCGAATGAGTTTGTGACCAATTGGCAGTGGTTGCTTGCTCATGGACTTGCTATGTGTGAAGAGTACACTGCTCGCTATGGTAAGGTTCACACCTGCCAGAAGACCCTTCTAGCAGCAAAAGAGATACTTCCTACAGCAGACCCTCAAGGTCGCAGTGGAAAGGGCCCCAAACCATTTGTGTTTGCTGGACCTGATGAGTTCAAGTACGATACGAGCATTGATATCTACACGCGATACAAGCGTTATATTGCATCTAAACCTTGGGTATGCGATAATTATCTGAGACTACCAAACCGTAAACCTGATTGGATCTGATGAAACACATTCTCTTTACTTTGAAAGAGTGCTCACCTGGACTGCTAGATGATGAGTCACATATTAGAAATGTACTCATTATGGCAGCAGATCCGTCTGGGAGTACATTGTTGAGTCTCTCATCTCACAAGTTTGATCCTCAGGGTGTGACTGCTGTTGCTATGCTTGCGGAGAGTCGCATTAGTATTCATACTTGGCCAGAGAGGGGTATGGCAGTGTGTGACGTATTTACCTGTGGTGATAACGCTACACCAAAAAATAGTGTACAATATATGTTTGAGAGACTGGGTGCCAGAGATATTGTATCTCAAGAATTTGAAAGACATTTAAATTGATTATGCGCGAAGAATTTTTGTGGGTTGAGAAGTATCGCCCAAAGACTGTTGAAGAATGTATTCTTCCTGACAGCATTAAAGAGACATTCACTGCTATGTTAGGTAAAGGAGAGATCCCTAACCTCTTGCTTTGTGGAACCTCTGGCGTTGGTAAAACAACGATTGCCCGAGCACTTTGTGAAGAACTTGGGTGTGATTATATTATTATTAATGGATCTGATGAAGGACGATTTTTGGACACGGTACGGAATCAAGCAAAGAACTTTGCTTCGACCGTCTCTCTTTCTGCTGATGCGAAACACAAAGTCATCATTATTGACGAAGCTGACAACACAACCCACGATGTACAACTCCTCTTACGGGCGAATATTGAGGCATTTTATAACAACTGCCGCTTCATCTTTACCTGCAACTACAAAAACAAAATCATCGAACCTCTCCACTCCAGATGTGCGGTGGTCGAATTCGGAGTTAAATCCAAAGACAAACCAACAATTGCAGGACAGTTCTTCAAGCGTCTCAGGACTATTCTTGAGAAAGAGGGCGTTAAGTATGATCAAAAAGTCCTTATCGAACTTATCAACAAGCACTTCCCGGACTGGAGACGTGTTCTCAACGAATGCCAAAGATACTCCGTGGGTGGTGAAATTGATTCAGCGATTCTTGCGTCATTCTCGGACATTTCGGTAAGTGATCTTATCAAGAATCTCAAGGATAAAAACTATCCTGAAGTCCGAAAGTGGGTCGTTAATAATCTGGACAATGATCCTGGTGTACTATTGCGTCGTGTTTACGATGCTCTACCACCATCCGTTGACGGTCCTTCTCTTGCTGCTGCCGTGCTCATTATTGCTAAGTATCAATATCAGATCGCATTTGTCGCGGACCAAGAGATAAATATCCTTGCAGCAATGACTGAAATTATGGTGGAGTGTAATTTTAAATGACAAAGAGACTAATCTTACATATTGGACTTTCTAATGAGGATTAGTAAGTCGGAGTTAATGCATCTCAGAATCCAAGCATTAATGCGAGAGAATGATTTTGGTGATGAAGTACAGTATCTTGGTTATAACCAAGACAAAGACGAATATATGTACCTGATTGCTGGAGAGCATGAAGTAGGTGCATCACAAATTGAAGGATTTGACAAAGTAGAGGATTAATTATGAACGTTAAAGTATTGCGAATGAACACAGGTGAAGAAGTTATCTACACCTTGATTAATGAAACTGAAGATTACATTGAGGTTGAGCATCCTCTGGTTGCTCTCCCTAATGCACAGGGTCAGGTAGGATTTGCCCCCTGGTCCACTCTTGCTAAAGAAGATTCTACTATCAAAGTAGATAAGCAGTATATTGTGTATTCGATTGATGCAAGAGAAGAGATCGTAGAGAATTACGAGAAGATCTTCTCACCAATTGCAAAACCTAGTAAGAAGTTGATTCTGTGACAAAAAAATATAAATATCTGATTGAGAATAGAGTGAAGACAACTCCACAGAATGTTGCAGAGGCAAACAAAGCACTCTTCCGTGCTACAATGAACCTGCCTACTGCAGCAAAGTCTTGCGGTATGACTCAAAAGGAAATGAAGTTGACCTTTTGGGAGTATTTGAAGTATAACAAACCTGATTATGAAGTCCCTGAGGACTTGACTAATATTATGGAGAAAGTAAACGGTGTCATTAAAGTCGTATAAAACTTGCCTCAGATATCCTGGAGGTAAAAGTAGAGCGGTCAATAAAATGGACCCCTATTTCCCTGACTTGCGGGACTACACAGAGTTTCGTGAACCATTTATTGGTGGAGGTAGTGTTGCTATCCACGTCACTAAAAAGTATCCACATCTAAAGGTATGGGTCAATGACTTGTACGAACCTCTGGTAAACTTTTGGCAGCAACTACAAGGGTCTGCTCCTACTATGGGAGAGAAACTCCTTGAGTTAAAGTCACGTCACTGTGAACCAGTATCTGCAAAAGTTTTATTCTTAAAATCAAAGGAGTACCTAAATGATGAATCTAATAATGACGTTCTATGGCGTGCTATCAGTTTTTATATTGTCAATAAGTGCTCTTTTAGTGGTCTCACCGAAGCATCCTCCTTCAGCAAACAAGCAAGTGACTCCAATTTCTCATTGCGAGGAATTGAAAAACTCCAAGGTTTCTCCAAATTAATTGCAAATTGGGAGATTACTAATCTCTCATACGAGGAACTTTTGGATGAGGGTTCTGAGCAAAATGCTTTTGTATATCTTGATCCTCCATATGATATCAAGGACAATCTGTATGGTAAGAAGGGATCAATGCATAAAGGATTTGACCACGACAAGTTTGCCAAGGACTGTGACGATTGTTCTCTACCTCAATTGATTAGTTACAACTCTGATCAACTGGTAAAAGATAGATTCAAGAAGTGGATCACTGGGGAGTTTGATCTGACTTATACTATGAGATCAGTTGGTGATTATATGAGAGAACAAAAAGCAAGAAAGGAACTATTACTTTTTAATTATGAAATGCCAAGTCAAATTGTATAAAGCAGGAACTACTTTTGTCGAAGAGGTAGTTGCTATTGATTATCAAGATGCACGTAAGGTTGCTCTCCATCGCAATCCTGGTGCTAAAATTGTGAGCGTTACAGCAGTATTTAAATAATGGAATTAAAAGATTGGTTGAACTCAATTAACTTTAACAAGAAGGATCTCACTCTAGATGATCCTGAATGTATTAAAAAGTATCCTGCATTCATTATTAATAAGTGCTTGTCGGGATCAATTGATACTGTAATGTATGCTAATGAGATGAATCTCCAACACCATCTTCAGAAAGATATGCAGTATTTATTCTTACTAAATACCGTAAGGAAACAGAAGAGATTCTCTCCCTGGATCCGTAAGGATAAAATTGATGACTTGGAATGTGTCAAGCGTTATTATGGTTATAGTAATGAAAAAGCATCTCAGGCGCTCAAGATCCTAAATAATGAACAGATTGAATTTATTAAATCTAAACTTGACGTTGGAGGTAAGAGATGAATTCGGAACCTGAAGTAAAATGGGTTCAGGAAAAGATGGTTGAAGTAAACCTTCATGAGCCTGATGACTTTTTAAAAGTAAGAGAAACTCTTACACGTATTGGTGTAGCATCCAGGAAAGAAAAGAAACTCTATCAATCCTGCCACATTTTGCATAAGCAAGGTAAGTATTATATCGTGCATTTTAAGGAGTTGTTTGCTCTTGATGGTAAGTACGCAAATCTTACTGTTAATGATGTTCAACGTAGGAATCGTATTACAAGACTTTTAATGGATTGGGGTCTTATCACTGTAGTTAGTGAGGATTCTATTCAAGATATTGCTCCTCTTAATCAAATTAAAGTCCTTGCATATAAGGAAAAGAGTGAATGGGTGTTGGAACAAAAATATAATATCGGAAAAAGAGTTAAAAACCCTGAAGATGTATAAATAAACTGTGCGTCTCCACCGTCGCACTTTATACGAAGGAATATAATTAGGGTTATCTCTACAAAGAAAGGGTGGTTCTCGCGCCATCCTTTTTTGCTTTCTATGCTACTATATAATAGTGGACGCCGAAAGGGTCTACACAACACACTCTCGCTTTTTAAGGAGAAGTCTAATGGCACTAGCAAGGTATAATGCTGCCAATCTTGATCAACTTTTTGACAGGATTAGTCGCAACACGATTGGAATGGATGAATATTTTGATCGTATTTTTAGTTTACACGAAACAACCTCCAAGTATCCTCCGTATAACCTAGTAGAGGTAAGTGCTGTAGAATCAAAACTTGAGATAGCACTTGCTGGTTTTAGAAACGCAGAGGTCAATGTCTACACACAAGACGGAAAACTATTTGTCGAAGGGCAAAAAGAAGATACGGAAACCGAGACGAGTTATACCCACAAGGGTCTGGCTCAACGGTCATTTACTAGAGCGTGGACGCTCAGTGACGATACAGAGATTCGATCAGTTGATTTTAATGATGGGTTACTAACTATCATACTTGGTAAAGTAGTTCCTGAAGCACACAAGCGGAAGGTGTGGTTTTAATAAATATAATTGAATATCGTTGCCGCCGCTATGGCGTTAGACGGAGGGGTTACTGGCACAATCCAGTAGACACCCCTCCGTTTTTATGCTATGATACTTTTGATGAAACTATAGCATATGAGTGTAAAACTTTTGATGATGAGATCGGGGGATAACGTTATCACCGATATCGAAGAGATGATAATTGGGGAGCAAGTTGTTGGGTATTTCCTTACAAAACCCTGTATTGTTCGTCTGCAAAATCCTGAGGGAACTACGCGAGATAAATCATCTGTAGGATTTAAAATTAAGATGTATCCTTGGATGCCTCTATCTAAAGATGAGCGTATCCCGGTTGCTCTTGATTGGGTTGTTAGTATTACAAATCCAGTTGATGAACTTCAAACAATGTTTAAAAAAGAGGTATTGAAAAATGATCAAGTTGATAGTGTTGATGGACCAGATTCTGGTGACGGAGATTGAGGAAGTCTCATCTGAACTGGGAGAACCAGATTGCAGAATGAAAAATCCTTTTACTGTCACAAAGGATGGTACTCTGATTCCTTGGTTAAATGACCTCACAAATCAGAAGGAGTTTATGATCCACTCCGACAAAATTTTGACAATTACTGATCCCAATACTAAACTACTTGACCGATATCAAAAGGTGACAGACGAGTGAGATTTTATACTAATGTCCAGATGGTCGGCAATCGATTCCTGGTCCGTGGTTATGAGAATGGTCAGAGTTTTATGTCGGAAGATGAAAACTTCCAACCGACTCTATTTGTAAAGTCTCACAAACCAACAAAGTATAAAACTCTGTCAGGAGAACCTGTCGATACAGTCAAACCTGGATATGTGCGTGACTGTCGTGACTTTTATAAAAAGTATGAGGATGTAGAAGAATTTGAGATCTACGGCAATGACCGATATGTCTGTCAATATATCTCTGATAAGTATCCTGAGGATGAGATCAAGTTTGATACTAAGAAGATCAAATTAGTTACTATTGATATTGAGGTGCAGTCCGAGATGGGATTCCCTGATCCCCAGTCTTGTGCCGAAGAGATGCTCCTGATTACTA